GGTACTTGGCTTCGAGGTGCATATTCAGGAAAAACATTGGCCACTCCACTTGAGGGGGTCGCATCTAAAAATAGCGCTCAGTTTCAAACATTTAAATTCATCGTTTCTTCTTCTGCAGGAGAAGCCTGGGGTAATAGCGACGGAGTTCCCGGCGTTAGAGTATATACTGCATCTTTAAATCCTGCTAGCGTACATTATATTGGAAAATCTCTAAACACAGAACCAGATTTATTCCAAGAGGCTGGCCATATACTTTATATGGACTTTGCAGTAGAAGATGAGCTAGCTTCTGTTAGTTATAAGCCTAACTCTATTGGAATATTAAGCGGCACTGATGGTGCTACTACGCTTGGTTCAGATTTTGGAGAAACTTGGATTGATTCTTTCGGAAGGTTTGATACAAGATATACGACTCCAAAAACCACAAACTTTATTTCTCAACCGTACGGTACGCAAGAATTTGATTTATTCCATGTTGAATCTTTGAGTGACGGTGTTTATGCTAACGATAAATTAAAAATATCGATTAGTAATATAGTCGCCTCTACAGATGATAACGATAAATTCGGATCATTTAATTTAGAGGTTAGAAGATTAACTGATTTAGACACCGCCAAAGAATTCGTGGAATCATTCCCCAGTTTAACTTTAAATCCAAATAGCGATCGTTTCATTGGTCGTCAGATTGGTGATATGAAAGTTAGATACGAGTTCGATGCAGAAGATCCAGCTGAAAGAAGATTGGCAATTAGTGGAAAATATCCCAATAAATCTTCTAATATTCGAGTAGTAATCAACCCCGATGTATATGCAGGAAATGTTCCTGATGATGCGATGCCTTTCGGTTATCGAGGGATTCCTGTTCTAAAGACTGGTGAGACTCTTACAGATATTGCTTCTGGAACAATGGCGTATGGAAAAGTCGTAACTCTTTCATCACCACAAAACCCGAGAATAGTAGGAGAAAAAACCTCCTTCCTTTCAGGGTCTATTGTTCCTCCTCTACCTTATAGATTTAAGGTTACTCGAGGAGCAACTAAGCAAACTTCTGTGAAGTATAAAGGAGACGTTGGTAAAAATGAAAGAATTGATCCTCGACTTTATTGGGGAACAATGACGGCCAGAATTCCACTAAGTTCTTCTTATAGTACTAGCGGTATCTCGGTACCGGCTTTAGATCCGAACGCTGGAAGTGTTTTCAACCCTCTAATTTATGCTTACGGTAGAATGAACGGTATTGAAAAGCTTGATAACTTAGTTACAGGGTCTGGTAAAGATGTATTCAACAACAACAAGTTTACTCTCGCTAGAGTTGCACTTTATAATTCTGAAGCTAATCTTACCACCATTACTGGATCTGCTAATGAGCACATGATTCAGGCGGCTTACTTTAGAAACTCTGAGCCAGATGGAACTGATTATCGAGTTTACGATAGCGTTGGAAGTCGTTATAGAATTACTTTCGCTACTTTGATTCAGTCTAGCTCTATTAAATTTAATAGATTTACTGATTTTGCTAAGTTTACTAATATTTTCCACGGCGGTTTCGATGGCCTAAACGTATTAGATAAAGACATTAGGCTTATGAGAGATAGAGCAGCCTCTACAGATGCTGGCGGTAAAGCCGGAAGTTCTTTGGCAGGCGGTCTTGGTCTTACTGGAACTAATGATGGAACCATGTCCGGGGCAGGGTCTTTGAACAATGTTATTTCTGCGTACAGAAAAGCCGCTGAATTAATGACGGATCCCATGATAGTAAACACAAATCTTTTGGCGATCCCAGGAATTAGAGATACTTTCGTTACTGACAGGGCTCTAAGGCTTAACAAAGACTATTCAATGTCAATGTATGTGATGGATATTCAGCACTATGATGAAGATGAGAACCGTCTATTCTTAGACGATCCAGCCTTCAGCAACCCAAGAGAAACTGCAGAGCAGTTTGAATCTCGAGGAGTTGACAACAACTACGCTGCTACTTACTATCCAGATGTATACATACAGGATCCAGTTAATAATCGAAACGTTCTGGTGCCGTCTTCAGTTGTGGCTTATTCAGCACTCGGTTATAATGATCAAGTTGCTTATCCTTGGTTTGCTCCTGCTGGATTTAATAGAGGGTCATTATCTACAGTGGTTAACACTGAAGTAAGACTTTCAACTGGTGATAGAGATAATTTATATGACGCTAGAATTAACCCGATTGCAAACTTCCCGTCGGGTGGATTTGTTATATTTGGTCAGAAGACCCTGCAGAAATCAAAATCTGCTCTCGATAGAGTTAATGTTCGTAGGATGCTGTTAGAAGTTAAGAGGCTTGTTGTTCAAATTGCAGACAAGCTGCTCTTCGAGCCTAACACACCAGCTACAAGACAGAAATTCGTTGGACAAATTGCTCCCATATTAGCACTAGTTCAGTCACAGCAAGGAATTGAAAAATTCTCAGTTGTGTGTGATGATACTAACAACACGCAAGATGATGTGGAACAAAACAAGTTAAACGGAAGAATTGTTGTAGTACCCACAAGATCAATTGAATTTATTGCGATTGATTTTATTGTAACAAATAGCGGCGTATTGTTCGAATAATGAATAAGTATCTAAAGGATATTAGGAGAAAATAATGGCAGAACTTACATTTAGAAGCCCTGGAGTTGGAACAAGAGAGATAGACCTCTCTGGTCCAACAGCCATAAGTCCGCAGGGCACTCCAGCAGGAATAATCGGAACTACACAGCAGGGTCCAGCATTTGTTCCCCAGACAGTAGCAACTTGGCAAGATTTCGTTGCCATATTCGGAGCTACTGATGGAGAAAAGCAAGGGCCTCTAGCCATGTACGAATGGATGAAGAATGCTCGGGCTGGTACTTTTATTAGGGTACTTGGTGTTGGCACAGCAGCAAAGAGATCTAAAGTAGCAACTTCAGATTCTGATGGCAATTCAATCGAAGCCGGTGGCGTAATTAATGCTGGGTTTACAGTTGGGCAGCGAGGAGTAAAAGGGAATGGTTATTTAGGTAATAACCCCTTTGCATATTCTCACGCGGCTGGAGCTCCTCTTGGTAGAACATTCTTCCTTGGCGCATTCATGTCAGAATCAAATGGAAGTACATTCTTTAGCGAGGCTGGGATTCAAGAGGCAAGCGTAGCAGCAACAGCTTCTATCACATGCGGAGCCACCGAGGGCGCCACTGATGAAGTCAAAAATGCTGACTTTGTAACAATTACTGATGCCGGCGGAGTCGTAAAAGTATATCAATTTCTTAATGAAGGAGGCACAGTAACTGATGCCGCATATATAAAGGTCTCTGACGGATCTGGCGATCTTAATCTTGCCACAAACACCACCATTGCCTCTAAACTTAAAACTGCCATCGAGGCAAATCAGAATATTACCGTTACAGTCGGATCAACGCCGAATCTGAATGTTTTGTCACTAACCCAAAGAAGCATTGGCTCGTCAGGAAATGTTACAATTACTAAAAGTACACCAGGCGGCTCAGACCTGACATTATCGGGATTTTCCGGTGGTGCCGGTGGTTCAATTCCTATTATCCGCGGAATATTAATGTTCCCATCTGGTGTTCTACCATCCTTAAGTGGTTCTGGATACAGTGATAATGCTGCAGACACTGTAGTATCAACGGGTGGTAACACAGCTGGTGGATTCATTGGTGACGTAAATATAAGTTCAACTCAAGCTTATGATTTCACGCTACTACTTAATGGCCATAAAGATACCGAGGCTTATCCAACTAGAATTACAGCGTCACTTTCTCCATTGAGCCCATCTTATTTATCTAACGTTTTAAATACGGATCCTTTAAAAATTCAGGAAGCTGGCCACTATTTGTATAACAACTACAATGTTCATCCTAATTTAGCAGTAGTTACAGGTTCTGGTCTATTAGCCGGTGGCGAGAATTTCGTCCAGACTGGTTCCAATCTAGAGCCTATCGCATTCTTAATGACTAGCTCTATTGGCAGAAATACTGGAACAAGCGCTATTCCAAACTATGAAGGATTCCAAGATAGATTCCGTACTGGATTCTCTCCATGGGTAACTTCACAAAAATATGGATCAGATTGGAAGAACCTTTTCCAGATTCACTCTTTAGATGACGGTGTGAATGGAAGTGATACATTCAAAGTTCAAATTGAAAACCTAAAAAATGGAAAACTGGATGGATCTTATGGTCAGTTTGATCTCTTGGTTAAAAGAATAATTCCTCCATTAGGAACTCCAGCTTCAGAAGATCAGGCTGTAGAAACATTTAATGGCGTTAACTTGGATCCAACTTCTGACAACTATGTTGCTCGTAGAATTGGTGATTACCACATTTATTATGATTTCGATAAAATGGCTGGAAATCAAAGGGTCGTTGTTGATGGCACTCATCCTAATGTGTCAAAATACATTAGAGTGAAAATGCACAATGACGTAACCAATGGTAATATTGCTAACGATGCTCTTCCAATTGGTTATAGAGGTCCTTACCACCTTGTAACTTCAGGTTCAAAAATATTTTGCCCTGATAACTTTGCATTAGCTCCTGCAACTGGTCGTGGTGGAGATATGGGTTACTATCTTACAGCTTCAGTATTCCATGATCTAAATGAACCTCCAAACCCGCTTAGAGACAATATCTCAATTGGTGTAGATCCAACAAGAGAAGTAAACTCTAGACTTCCTTGGGGATTCCAGTTCGAGACGCTGAATTCTGCGACAGAGCCAAATAGATCTACAATCGTAGATCCCGCAACAAAAGCCTTCATGAAATATTATCCTCATTTTGCGACATCTAACAGAAATGCTTGGGTCGGAGATAATTCTGGTATAGTTGATTCTGATGGCACGGTTCTTGATGCTGATAGATTTAATAATAACGTCTTTACGATGGAAAGAATTCAAATTCACACTAGATCTACTGGAGACGTAGTAGATCCCGCAGAGTGGGCATACGCTTCATACCGTAGAACAGGAAAACTTTCTAGTTCTCTTCGCAAAGAAGACGGTACTTACGATCAAGGTAGATTCCTTAATCCATCTAAAGACTTTAGCGATCCAGCTTCTACTAAGTTCCTTAAATTTACTTTCCCTCTACAGGGTGGATTCGATGGAGTCAATATTTTTGACAAACAGAAATCTGAGCTTAGCAACCTTGCAGCTGTAAGAGAAATGGAAGATGAAAACCAGGGTCAAGCTGACGGACCAACTGTTAAGACTTATATGAAAGCCATCGATGTTATGGCTGAAAAGTCCGACGTTGACATTCAGATCCTTGCAATTCCTGGTATTAGGGAAACTAAGATTACAAACCACGCTTTAGAGAAGACGGAAGAGAGGTTCGATGCAATATACATTATGGATATTGAAGAAAGAGATAATCTCAATAATGTAATTACTTCATCAATAGCTGGTAGTATTAGCGTTGGAAACACAGTAGATGACTTTAAGAGTCGAGTACTTGATAGTTCCTTCGGCGCTGCCTACTTCCCCGATGTATTAGTAACCGACCCAGCTACAAGCACTAACGTTAGATGCGCTCCATCGGTTGCAGTGGTTGGAGCGTTTGGTCTCAACGATAAAGTTGCTTATCCTTGGTTCGCTCCCGCTGGATTTACTCGAGGGGCACTAGAGAGAGTAATTCAAGCTACGGTTAATCTTAGCCGTGGAAACTTAGATTCTCTCTATGATGCGGATATCAACCCAATAACTAAATTCCCAACTTCGGAAGGGGTCGTTATTTTTGGTCAGAAAACTCTTCTTGCAGCTGCTTCTTCCCTTGACCGAGTAAATGTAAGAAGGTTGTTAATTGACATTCGTAGAAAAGTCAGAAAAATTGCTGATACATTCCTCTTTGAGCCAAACAGAGAAGATACATTAGCAAGGTTCTCTGCGGCAGTTAATCCAGTCCTTTCAAGAATTCAACAACAACAAGGATTGGATAGGTTCAAGGTAATTATTGATACTACAACTACCACTCAGGCAGATGTGGAAAACAATACAATTAGAGGAAAAATCTTCTTACAGCCTACGAGAGCTATCGAGTTTATCTCTCTAGACTTCGTTGTTACAAATAATGGTACGGAGATTTAGTATTTAACATGTTTAGCTTAATATTTAGAGATATGAAGGAGTAAAAAATGGCAGAAACCTTAGCAGTCGGAGATATGCTTCCAAATAAATTCGAGCCCAAAAGAAAATTTCGTTGGGTATTTGCAATCGAAGGTATTGACGCATTCTTAATGAAATCCGCAGCCAGACCAAGTGTCACCATTGGTGAACAAGAGATTCAATATATTAATACCCGCAGATACCTTGCAGGTAAATTAAATTATGACACAATCAGTGTTACTCTCTACGATCCAATTGCACCATCTGGCGCTCAGCAAGTTATGGAGTGGGTTCGTACCCATACTGAAACAGTTTCTGGAAGATCTGGTTATGCAGATTTTTATAAGAGAGATTGCCAGCTCAAAATGTTGGACCCCGTGGGTACAGTCGTTGAGCTTTGGGACCTTAAAGGGTGTTTTCTTACCCAAGCAGGTTTTGGAGATCTAGATTATGGAACTGAAGATCCGACAGAAATTGCGCTGACTATTAGGTTTGATAATTGCGTACTACAGTACTGATATTTTAAACCATATTGCTCCGATAAAAAAAGGGGGAAGCTTTTGCTTCCCCTTTTATTTTACAAGCGACATAATTATAATTTGATTATATTTAAATTCGCTTGCAATTAGGAGTATATGAATGTCAGACGAAAGAAACGACAGATCTAAAAGAAACGAAGTTTTTTCTGCAAATAACCCGCAGGGACTTCCTTCTAGAAATGTTATGAAAGATGATTTTGGGTTTGAAGTTCCCGTAGAAACTGTACCCCTTCCCTCTAGAGGAATTACATATCCAGCTGATTCTCCAATGTATGGAAAAGAAGTTGTATCTATTAAAGCAATGACAGC